GCATCTCTTCGTGAGTCATCTTGAGTGCCCAGCTCACGATCCCACTGAGTTCAGGGACAAACTCACCTTCGATCCGATCGTCGTGGACGCTAATTAGTTCTTTGCGGCTACTGGCCGGGACCACTTTGTCCATCACGATTGTGAGTCGGCGCCGTTCGAGTCCACTCGTCGAATCGCTTGAGGAGATGTGTTCGTTACTCGCGATACAGACCAGACACTCAGGCTTGAAGTTAATGATCTCTTTTCCGTACTTACGCTCTGCGCGGAGCGTATCGGATGCGGAAGTCAGCTTTTTCAGCGTGTCCATCCGTTTGTTGTAGTTGCTTTCATCAGTAAGGAGCAATAACCTCTTACCGATTAAGTTGAATGTTTCGAACTGATTATCGTGAAGGGTCTGCAGGCTCGAGGTATGGGTTGAGTGAAAGCCAGCAAGAGCAACCAGCAGTTGTTGCATCGTGGACTTACCAGTGCCACCGGGACCTACCAGGTGTAGGAAACGCTCGCCGGAGGTGTAACCAGTAAGGATCGCTCGGCAGAAAGCCTGGATCAGAATGTCTTGACCGGGATCGAGAGCCTTTTTAAGCCATGTCAGGAACTTAGGGCACGAGGAGTTCTCCACGTACTCATACCCCAGTTTGTGTCGCAGGTAAAGATCTTTGTGAAGGCCTTCTTTAAACTCAAGCGTTTTGAGCTCTAAAACTCCGTTGCTGAAAGCGACGACGTTTTTCGACGTAGTCCAGATGCTTTCGCGTCCGTTACGTACGGATTTGAGGAGTTTGGGTTTGAGCAGCTGATAAATGCTCGATACAGTGGCAGCTGTGTAACGCGACAGCAGTCCCGCCTTTACAACGATATCAAGGCAGTCAGTGATATATAGGCGTGTGTGTTGTTCATCGTATAGGTACCAGACCCCCAAATCGGAATCGTATCTATAGAACTGGTCGAGAGTGTTGTCGTAAAGGAGGTTGCCACCGAGGTTGTTAATCAGGGTGTCGGCGATTGTATTCTCGGTGACCTTCTGGCTAGAGGCGCCGCCGCCTTGAAGGTCTACGAGCTCCTTCGGTGAGTTTGGAGTTTTCACTTGTGCTGGTTGTGATTGAATGTGATTTGATGTGTCCCCTTCAGGTGAAGGAGTTGCGAGATCAAAAATCGATGCGTCCAGCACCGAGTTGATCTGCTTCTTTCGGGCGGAGGCGAGTTTTTCTTTCTCGTCGTCCGTGGCGTATCGGTCAAACGTCGACCGGCTTACCGACTTTACTTTCTTCCAGATAGCAAGAGGGCCGAGCTCTGATGCGAGCGAGATTGCAGGCAGAAGGCTGGCTGTATCCCTTACGGAGGAAAGGATCCGGTAGAACTTGCCATTTTCGTCGTGATGGTACTCATAGATGTTATAGAACGCATCCTGTGCTGTTGTCAAGGGTGAGACGCGTACAGCAATTTTGCGTTCCTTGAGCCAGTTGACCCAGCCAACAAGCTCCTTGGCAACCGAGGCCATCGTGGAGCTCCGGTCAAGAACTTCTTCACCGTCGAGCACAGACCGGACTGTGTGCGAAACGAGCGCGGTTAGATCAACACCCCTGGGAGAAACTTCGGCACTTTTAAGTATCTCGATAGCTTCGTCTCCTTGGTCCGGAGCCCACGTTGGCAGCGTGGCGAAGTACCTAAGAGCATCGTCGGTTTTCGCGCTGGGTATGAACCGTCCTGGTGCGCAGATGATTTCTGCCTCACTTTTTGGTCCGTAAAACAGATTGGGGATCGTGGTTGCTCGGACGTCAGAGCCAGGAATTTGTTTATAAATTTCTTTTGAAAACCACTGATAAAAGTCAGCGTTGATGATGGGTTTCTCTAAGCCAAAGACCAGTCGAAAGCGAGGCCAATTTTCAGCAGTAGAGGGTGAGTAATAGGCAAGAGTCAGATACTTTTTACAAATATCTAATTCGAGAGCTTCCTCAACAGTTAGCTCTTGCTTTTGAACTTTATTACCGTCCTTGTCTTTATGATCCGCTTGGTTATCGATATCTACGATTATTAAGCCCGCTTTGATTACACCTGTTCTATTCGCTTTTCGTTTGCCTTCGTGTAGGTGCCAAGCGCATAGGCCGCTCTGCTTCCCTAAATGAACGCCCAGTTCCCCCGTGGTCAGCTCGAGAGCCTCCCAGTTTTCGTTAAAAGACGTGAAGTTACCTTTTGCTTCAATCTTGCCTGTAATCGCATCAACGTGCTTAGCGACTACAGAGTTGATTGAGCAAACGAACTTCATGGAACTCACGGAATGACGTGTATTATGGCGCTAGTGCGCTGAAAAGCCAAGGCTAGAAACTTAAGAGACTATTAACTTCTCGTTACCGTTCGTCGTTGAATTTAGTTATTTTGTCACCAACTTTGTTTAAGGTAAAGCATTTAGGTTGTCGTAATACTGTTTTACGACTTCAAACCAGTTTGCTTCATCTTTCTCTACGTCTTCTTCGTTAAAGGTGAAAACTTGAGTGTTGAATTCTTTAATCGCTGTAGTGACAATAATCTGAGTCTTTTTTATTTTAATTCCGAGGCAAGCTTCTGCTGCGGCTTTGTAGGCAGCCAGTTGGAGCCTTGTCTTTTTAGTTTTGAAAACGCCTGATATCAGCGCTTTCTTGGTTTTTTCGTCGAGGTTTTGGTCCTTCTTGGGGAATCTAGCTGAGTAAGGCCCGTTACTGGTCTTGAAATCGGCGAGAATTATGTCCGCGTTACGGTCCATGTAAATGAGGTCACAGCATCCGGCGTAGCCATGCCCTGTTTTCTCGTCGTAGTAATGGATTCTCCCTACCCCGTCGTCGCCAACGTACTTTGACCAACTGGGCTGGTTAAAGGGTTTTTCAGACCAAAGAACTCGACCGTCAGCTAACAGACTGTCGAGCAGATCTGGCATCCCTTCCCAGTAAAGCCTGTACTGCTCTGGCGGGACAACTCGCAAACCACGTAAATAGTTTTCAACGCTGTTGTGAATCCAGGTGCCTCGTTCGGCAGCTTGTTCAGCACCTCCTGGGTTTAATTTATTCCAATGCGCAAGTTTCTTTCTCGTAGCCTCAGACTGCGTGGCACTCAGGATTGAAGTTACTGATGGAAGTGGCTTCGGTACTCCGTTACAAACGTAGTGTCGTAAACCATTTACTGTTACTCGGGTGTTAGACACTGCTTGGTTCGTCAGAAAATTTCGTTAATCTCACTCACGCCTTCATCCTCCTCATCATCATCCTCTGTATCAATGAAGAACTCTTGTTTTTGATATTGATATTCTCGATTCCTCTGATCTATCTCTGACATTAGGCAGAGAGCAGCCGAGAACCCTTCTAAAACGATGTCAGCGCACTCCTCAGGCCCCCGTGGCTTACCTTGGAAGTCCACGCATTCCGTTAGTAATTGGTTGCCGGTCAAGAGTGCTGTGACCTTGTCGAGCTTATTGTTTTGCTGCTTCAAGAGCTCGCTGATTTGATCGAGTTTGTGAAGGAGCTGCTTGCTCACGGGACTAAAATTTTTGGTTGCTGCCAGCCTACTTCGTATTCAATAGTTGTATTAGTAGGCGCTGCTCCTATGGGGTAGAACACAAACCACGCAGACGTCACAGAGTCTTTTAGTTGTTTGTTATCCGCACGAAATGACGGCCTTGGACTGAGAATCTTTAGGTTTATAAGATTACTTTCCTTAAGAAACGATTCTCTCTTCCGCGTGGGCTCCAGCAGAGTTAGTCTGTCAAGAACGACTACACCGTGCTTAGCAACGTCTAATCCGTACTCAAGTATCCAGTTTGTCTTGTCGCCTAATCCTTGCGTGATGGCGATAATCCAATCGAACTGGTCTCTCTGGAGTTCCCACCAGTTGGGGTCTTCGAGGTTATCTAGGTCTTCGTTTGTGGTGACACAGTTGTTTTGATACTTCTCTACTTGTTTTTTGAGCCCTCCCGTAAAGTCAGCCGGGAGTAAAATATTCCCATAACACAAGCCCGACCTCCCGATGGGGTCGAAAATAAATTTAGGGACCTGGTAGAACGACATGGGCACGGATGATATGGTCAAGAAGCTCAGAACTTACATGACTCTTGAGCAGGATTTTGCGCTTCGTAGGTTTCAAGATTCTTTGAAGGAACTAGAGACCGAAGATGTAGCTGAAGCGCTGAGCATAGTCTACGCCAACTATTTAATTCGAGGCGCGTTGCTGGAAAACATCATCAAGTGGTGTATTACAAATGATGTCGACCTCCCTTGTTTTGGTGATTTGATCAGCATGTAGGCAAAAAAAAGGGAAGGCTGAAACGCCTCCCCGTGGATGCGGTAGTGAGGGACTCAGAACTCTAGACCAGCGGCTTTGAGGGCAGCTTTTTGGTCTTCGGTTAGTTCCTTCGGTTCCGCTTTCTTGTCGGCAGAAGGGGGTTCAGCTTTGGCCTTCTTAGGTTCGCCTGCGGATGGAGGAAGAGACTGAAGCGTCGCGGGTGCTTCTCCTTCGAGTCTGCGAGGGTTTGCTTCCATAAACGAAGCTTTCAGAGCCGCGTGATCTTCTCCCAGAGGAAGCTCAACCAAATTCGCACCGGGGATATGAGAACGAAGTGCAGCTGATACCAGCTCTCCTCCATCGGTTTCCAACCAGTTCGAAATATCCTCGATGAGTTTTTTCTCGTCTTCGTTTTGAGTGGGACGATCTTTGAACTCCAAAGCGTTGTAGTTGATTTTCGCACCGTCAGCGCCAGTGACAGGATCCCTCTCAGTGAAGGATTTTTGCACAAACTTGGTGCTCGTGATCACCTCACCAACATTGATGCGGTTGTTGTAGAGCGTCTGGAAGTACGAAATAAAGTTCTTCTGGCTCGACTTACCGCTGACGATGCTAGTGCAGACGCAGCGTGGAGGAAGAAGACGATGAGAAGGTGAGACACCGATATAACTAATCCGAATAAACTCTTCATGCGAACGCATGCCAAGGTTGCCAAAAAACGGCGTGAACCCAAGAAGTACAAACTCGATGGGAATCCCATTGTCATTACTGTCCACGATGGCCGCCTCAGAGTCAGTGTCGGACTTCCAACGGCGTGCTTGAAGATCGATCCGCAGCGTGTGCGGTGGAACCTGGCAGAGAATTTCATCAGCCGAAAATTTGCCTGCGATAAAAACCATGACGAATCAGAGAGAAAAATCCAGTGAACCGAGAGCAGCAGTAGATACTCGACCCTTTTCAGGATCGGCAGCTTTTTTGGGAGTAGTTTTTTGTGTTCTAGGAAGGTAGACGATTTTGTCTACTCCGTAGTTAATAAACTTCTTCTCCTCTTTCTCCGAGGTGCTTACACGACCTACCGCGATAGTCGGTGTGCCGGGAGGAAGTTCAGCCAGCTGACCAGAAAGTTCATTCCAGCAGCTGAGTTTCATCCAAGTAGTTTCCTGTTCTTCTTCGCGCCAGGCGATAGAACGATTTGTGACCGTTGCGTCCCCCAACTGAGTCTCCTCAGCTTTAGGACCGAGTCCACCTGTGGCGAGGAAAAGATTTACAGCAAGGAGATCATCCCAGTTGTCTTTGCGGACAATCAGGATTGGCTGCATTTTCAGCAGCCCATCGGGGTCGGCTTTGGTTGGACCGATAGCCAAAAAGGTCTCGTTTTCCTTCAGTTCTTTTAAAAGTTTTCCCACGTAGTGGTCGGCTTTTTGAACGAGAGAGATTCGAGTCTCTGTCTTCTTGTCGCTTGAGGGCAGTGCAACAGCATTGATGTTTACTGTGCCCTCATCTTCGATAGGCTCATCCTTAACTTTGAGTCCAAGAATGAAAACGTTCATGTTTGAGGATTCGGTATACCGTTGAGGTGTGGACTTTAAGCGCCTTGGCGATCTCCTTGACGGGGACACCCTGGCTTGCGAAGGCTAAAGCCAAATCCCTATCTGCGCCAGTGGTTTTGGACGCCTTCATGTTCTTGTAAGAATTGTGGAATGGGTTTATGCAGTTCTTTCGTTTGCAACTGTTCATTACGTATACATCCTTACCTATATCCAAGTAATCTTGTACTAGCCTGCGCACATAATACCTTTTCTTCAGGGCGTACACGGCAGGTGTTCCGTTCGTGTAACTCCCTTCCCAGGGGCAGCATTGTCTTTTCGGAAAATCGCTGTAAGCCAACCTCCGGAACAACTCGCTCAACGCGCAGGGGCTTATTTGTTCGTATGTCAGCGAGAAAGCATCCGCCTTAAGAGCCCGAGCAATATCTGCAGCCTGTGCCTGCGCGTGGCTGCCATCGTTTGCCGTTAGGTCTATTGCCGTTTCTTGATTGCCTCTTTCGAGAATCAGGCAATACTTAATAAATGTCATTTGGCTGCCATTCCGCAGCCTGTTTTAGCATCGGATCGACATACCAGACGGGAGCGATCAAAAGAGGGAATAGCATCCGCCAAACCCTCATTCGATCTTTAACCCGTTTTAGTAGCTTCATTTCATGTACTGAGCGTACTGGTCGTAGAGGCCTC